TTAAAAAAACAAATGATGGTTGGACAGATTTTAAAGCAGATTTTGATTTACCTGAAGAAACAGATGACAAGTAGATCACACGAAATTCCTAATGGAATCGCCGTCGCCGGTTGTAAAATAGCCAACATAAGGAGAAACTAATGTTTAATACATTAAAAAATCTAGTAGTTGTAAAAACTGCTAAAAGAGCTACTTCTACACGTGGTAGAAAAGCTTTATCAAAAAAAGCAAAAGTACTAAACCTTTTATCAAAAGGTGAGAACATCGCTTGGAAAACTTTAAGATCAAGATTTGATCTTGAATCACCAAGAGCTATGATCGATACTTTAAGATCAGAAGGCTATATGATTTACGGTAACAAAGTTGCTGGTAAAACATTTTATAGACTTGGAACACCAACAAGAGCAATTATTGCTGCTGGTATTCAATCTTTATACGGAACACCGTTCAAATATTCTAACCATAAAGTAAGTGTTAGAAAATCTGAATTAGCTCCAATTAATGCTTAATTAGTTAATTATAGAGGCGAGAAATATATAACGCTCGCCTCTATCTAAAAAAATGATACTAGTAGACCTAAATCAAGTTTTAATATCAAATCTTATGGCACAGACCAGAGGTAAATCGGATATTAAACCTAATAAAGAAATGATAAGGCATATGGTCATTAATTCATTAAGAGGATTCAATTTAAAATTTAAAGAACAGTATGGCACTATGGTATTATGTGCTGATGCCGGTGACCCTTGGCGTAGAGATATTTACCCTAATTATAAACACGCTCGAAGAAAAGGCCGTGTAGATTCAGCCACAGATTGGGATAATATATTCAGTTGTATTACAGAAATCAAAAACGAAATAGCAGAAAACTTTCCATATGTAATGATGTATATAGAAAAGGCCGAAGCAGATGACATTATAGGAGCACTGGTGTTTAACAATACAAATACACCTATTATGATTATCAGTGGTGATAAAGACTTTATACAACTACAATCAAACACAAATGTTAAACAGTATAGTCCTATACAAAAGGTATTTGTAGGTGAAGGTTTAGATCCTAAGAAATTTTTACACGAACAGATTATAAAAGGTGACCGTTCAGATGGTATACCAAATATATTAAGTCCAGATGACATCTTTTTAACAGGTGAGAAACAAAGACCTATTAATAAGAAACGACTTGAAGAATGGTCTAATGTTGAAAACATATCATTAGGTAGTGAAACAAGTAAATACTATGAGAGAAACAAACGATTAATAGACCTTTCTTGTATGCCAAAAGAGCTTGAAAGAACTATTATAAATACATATAACGAGTATAAGATACCTAGCAGGTCCAAACTGTTACCTTATTTTATGCAACATAAACTAAAAGCATTGATGACAAACATTGGTGATTTTTAATATTCGAATATTGGAGAAATAATTATGGCAGAAATACAACCAGACAGATACCCTAGCCTAATGAGTAAGAAAGCTATGACATCAGCAGCTCGTACGGCCACTAACGCTAGACCTTTAGCACACGAAATATTTACCAAAGTAAATAACGCTAAAGACAAACCTTTAAAAATAGAAGTTTTAAGAAAAAACGATAGTCAAGGATTAAGAAAGCTTTTAAAAGCAGCTTTTGATCCTAAAATTACTTGGGAGTTACCAGAAGGAACACCACCTTATATGCCCAATGAAGCACCAGCAGGGACAGAACATACGTCTTTGCTAGATGAATCTAAAAAACTTTATCTATTCATTAAAGGTGGAAGTAACATACCTAAAATTAAAAAAGAAACTCTTTTTATACAAATGCTAGAGGCTCTTCATAAAGATGATGCTCAGGTACTTATTGATATAAAAGACAAGAAATTGAATCTTACATTTAAAGGCCTTACAGAAAACTGTGTAAAAGAAGCCTTTAATTGGAACGACCAATTTATGAGAAACTAAGGTTTTAAGGGTTTTCCTAAAAAACCCTTTAAAAACAATGACTTCAAGTCATTGATTATAAACACATATTTCTTTATTATAACACTTGACCTAAACACATTAAAGTGTTACCTTATCCATATAAACAACAAACAATAAATATATGAAGAAGTTTTTGATTTTTATAACAATACTGGCCATTTCATTATATGGGTTTTTAACCTGTACAATGAACTCTTTAAAGGCTAGTGAATATAATACGGCTGTTATAGGCCACGTGATAACACAAAAAGTATCAGGCCAACCGATTGATGCTTCTAAATTGATGGAACAAGAACTGGCAAGAATTGCTCATCTGTTCGCTCTTGACAGTATTAATATATTACAAAAGTATTTACCCGCTATATTAGATAAAGCGGCCGCCGAATTAAGACTTGAAGCAGACAAATCATATAAATGTAGTTTACTAAAGGATACAAAGATACAAGACGATTGTAAATAATGTATGATAAAAGTAACGAAACAAAAAGTTTTAGCTGTAAAGAAAAAACTAGAACCATTGCTGTCACTAAAACAGAAATACGTTACCACATATAAAGATATTAAAAAATATTTTAAAATATTAAACCTTGGTATATTCGATAACAAATTAAATCCTTTTAATCAAATAGAAATTAAAGAACTCAAATATCAAAAATGTATAGGTCAGGTTGTTATGTATGTATATAAAGGTAAAGGCACACAGTTATTTAAATTAGAAATGGACAAATATTATGATAGTAAAAAAGATTTCTTGGACACACTAGCTCACGAAATGGTACACCTTTATCAATTTACAACAGTAAAAGATAATGGCAGTCACAACAAACTATTTTATAGTTTTAATCCTAAGTTAAAATACGTAGGTTTATCATTATAAAAAACATAGAAAGATATTATGAATCAGGTGAAAACAAAAAAGTTTAAAGATCCTTATTTAAAACCATTAATAATAGAAGCAGTAAAGAAAGTAGAAGAATTTGCTTGGTTTAAGAATAAAGGCGAGAAAGCTATTTACTACGAAGGACACTTTCAGGAAGATGTATTAAATAATTTTTCAGTAAAAGAATCAGAAAGAATATTTAATACTATGTCAAAATATTTAAATGACAATCGTTTATTATTTTTACAAAAAAAAGTTAAAGTAAAATACTTAGAAAAAACCGATAATGGTATGTTGGTAGATGCTTCGCAGTATCATTATGAATATATCATAAGTAAACGATAATGAAACATAGACCTTTAAAGTGGTATTTTAAATATCATTGGCCACGTAAAATACGATTTCACGTTAGACAGATAATGGCAATTACCGGTATATGTTTAATTGGTTTTGGTATTGGTACATTTTATCCTAATTTTATATCTAAATTAGATATAGAAGAAAAAGCCGCAGATAAAACTATTTTATGGGCAAAAGAAATAGGTTTTGCCGAACCAAGAATTACAGTAGGTTCAGATGAAGAATTTATACAAACAATGCAAAGGTGTATTGCCTATCTTAATTTAGAATTACATAAGAACGAGAGAATACCAGACGATCTTATTATTGCTCAGGCCATTATTGAAAGCAATGCTGGCTTAAGTAGATTTGCTCGTGAAGGAAATAATTTGTTTGGTATAAGAATTTGGAATAAAGACAAAGGAATGTTACCACAAGGATATAGCGACACGTTATCTTGGAGAGTTAAATCTTATCCTAGTAAATGTGCTTCAGTCCGTGATTATATACAAATCCTTAATACTAAACAGGCATATACTGAATTTAGAAAAATAAGAGATAGACAAAATAAATGGTATGGTAAAGTTGATGCTATACAATTGGCACAAGGCCTTGATAGTTGGAGTACTACAAAAGACTATGACCAGCAAGTTATAAATATAATCAAAAAATTAAGACAAGATGGAAAGGTCGTAATTAAAAGATGACAAAAGAACGTTCTAAAATATACGAGAGAAATCCTAATACTGGTGTAATACGCTGGAGATATATTGACGAGTCACACGACAAGTTTGGGTGGCCAAATTATGGTAGATTACTTAAACAAACAAAAGGAAAACAATGAACGAAGTACTATTTTTTAGTGGAGCAATTCTAATTATAGGATTAAGTTATCATCTAGGTTATAAAAGTGGTTTATCAAAAAACTATAAAGAACAGATAAAAGAATTTATTAAAGGCATGACAGTGTCAAAAATGACGGCTGATTATTTTGATAGATGTGCTGTAAATGAAACAAGACAATTTCTAAAATTTTTAGGTATAAAAAAACCAAATGAAAAATTTATCGTTGTACCTAAACGACCTACACTAGAAGAAATAGATAGACTAGACAAATAATTAAATGATTTTAACGATATTACTATTAATATCAGGCCTTGCCGTATCTTTTATAGGAGCTTATTATTCTATACTTGGATTAGCAGCATTGTTTGCTGGTGCCTATTGGGCCGTGGTAACTATGGGTATCACTTTAGAGGTAGCAAAGTTGGTAACTGTATCGTGGTTATATCGTAATTGGAAACTAGACTTATTACCACAATCAATACGTATGTATCTATTATCGGCCGTATTGATGTTAATGTTTATTACTTCAATTGGTATCTTTGGTTTTTTATCAAAGGCACATTTAGATACATCAGCACCTAATACAGGCAATAGATTATTAGTAAAGAATATTGAAAGACAAATAGAATCTGAAAAGAAAGCAATTACAGGTGCTCAAAAAATTGTAGACCAACTTGATAAAGCACTTGATAAAGTTATAGATAAAGACGCTGATAAAGGTTTAGTTGAAAGACAGAAACAACAAAATGAAAGAAACCGTGCTAATAACATTATAACATCTTCATCAAATAAGATTACACAATTATCAAATCAAAAATTAAATTACGATAAAAACCAATTAGCAATAGATAAAGAAATAGGGCCATTTAAATATGTTGCTGAAATACTATTTGGTGATGCTGATGATGGTAACCTAGACAGAGCAGTAAGATTTGTTATTATATGTTTATTATTTGTATTTGACCCATTGGCCGTATTGATGTTGGTAGCAGTGAACGTATCTATTACAGAATATCAAAGAAATAAAAATCTAGTTAATAAAGAAGAAACTTTAGAACAACAGATTGAAAGATTAAAAAAAAGAAACGAATCATTAAGAGGTAAAGAAAGAGATTATAAAACCTTTGTACAAAAACTAGGAGCTAAAGAACTTTCTGATTTGGATGCTGATGAAATTAAAGTTAAATTAGATCAAATATATGATTGGAATGAAAAGAAAGGAAAAGATGACAAAAATACTTAGTATATTTCTATTGATTCTTTTGGTAAATTGTACTACAACACCAAGTACAAACAATACACCAAAATCACCAATGGATAACGTTATAGATGCTTTTAAAAGCGTACCATTTCCAAAAATGTAATTGACATTCAATAGTAATTGTGATATAATGGAGATATATGAAACTAAACCTTACAAGTAAATTACAACAAAGACTTATAGATAATGCCTATAGGGCTTGTGAAAAAGCACAATCAAAATGGGCTAAAAAATTTTGGTTTAGTGTTTGGAAAAAGCTTT